TGGATTAGTCCAGTACTTATCACCATCTTTAAAGCCAGCATTTTTGGTCAGCTCAATACATGATTCGTATATGTTCTGTGGTGTTGCAATGCCTAATGCAAGCGCTTTTTCTTGTACTTGCAGAATCTGCATGATTTGTACCAGCATTTCCTGCTTGTTGCCTGTACCAAGACCTACCCCAACAGTCATATCAGTGCGTGTTTTCCACTGTCTTGGGTCAACAGGAATCCATTCATTGCGTAAACGCACCATCTCGGCTTGTTTTCCGTGTTGCTGGATAAGTTTATGCACGCCATGAAACAACTGTTTAACGCCTGTTTCTGCAAATGTACGGGCTATTAGCTCTTGTTTAGCCTGTGCAGCATTCATGATCTGACTAATACCGCTGGCTGTCTTGTTCAAGCTGTTAGCATCTAAGCCTTGGTTGTAGCGCGTAATGCCTGTGCGGTTCTCTTTGTTGGTGTCTAGGTACTCCATCAACGGGAATGCAGCGTTACCGATCGGACTTTGCACCAATGGCATAATCTCTGAACCTGGCGAACCTTCAACCCGTACTACGCCGCCTGGGCGTGACACTAGCAAGTCGTCAAGATTTACCTTGTTACTAATAGCCCATCTGCCGTTATTCGATGCGTAGAAGTTATCCAGCACGTTACGCATGATGACTGACTTAATCACCTGAATGTCTTTAACATAGTCAGCCAATGCCCTGCCAATATGCTTATGCGGCATAATGTACGGCGTGATGCTGGCAAATGGTACTAAGTCGCAAGTCTCATTGTCTAGGATGGTAGAGCCAACAATACAAACACGTCTGCGTTCAGCAATGCCATCACCATCAAAGTCAACCAGAATATATGCTTCACGATATACCACACGGCGCATTACTCCTTGTGCTGAATCTCTACCGATTTCATCTTCGTTAAACTCTTGTCGGCTTAACCACTCAGTAGACAGATACAGTTCATTATCATCGCCGATGTCCTCATCTACGTCATAACCCATCTCACGCAGTTCAGAGATAGTCTTATAGGTGCGATGCTCAAAGAAACGTACTTTATTCGGGTCTAAGCTGCGCTCATCTGCACTCACCAGCGTTTCTTCTGGCGGGCATGGCTCGATAACTACGCGACCTTTTACGTTTGTTACCTTAACCTTGACTTCATGCAGCATAGGCAATTGTGACACAATCATTTGTGCCTGCTCATCACCAGCTTCGGCAAGCTCTATAAGTTGTGCAATCTCTGGCGTATTTTCTTCTGGCTCGTATTCATGTTCAATCGGTTCAACAGTCGGGTCAGCCAGTAACATTTGAAATTCAGCATCAGTCAGCCCTTCGTACCGTTCTTCGGTAACAGTTTCTGATTCATCCCACCAGTATTTGACGTAACCGTTCTTATTGATGAGCGCGTCTTTAAACCACTGTGTAGCAACCAAAAAGAAGTTATTCTGATTGACGATTACATGGTTAATATAGTCTGTTTCTTGCTCTGCCTGCTTCACATCTTCAGCTGATACAGGGTTAAACTTCACTACCTCATCACCTGAACAGAATACTTTCATCAGGTACGGCATCATGCTTTCTACCGCTTCCTGAACATCCATAGATACAACACTAGAGCGGCCTTCTACTGCTGTCAGTTCACGTGTCTTGTCGCCTAAATATAATTCCATGTTCTCGGCACGTTCATCAGCCAGAGTGCCAGAAAGATAATCTAACGAGACACGTTCCTCGTCTTTTATCTTTGCTAGTAATTCATCATCTGTCATTTTCATTAAACTATGCCTTGATTGTTATATTTAATCGGTTTCCATGAGTGGTCTTCGTTTTTCATCTGATCTACTGCTAAAGCCAAGTATCTGAATGCATCAGCGCCGTGTGAAAACTCGTCATGCATCGGGCTTCTTGGCTCATTGGTGTTACGTGGCACAATACGGCGATAGCGTTTCAAGCATTCAATCAGTCGCGCGGTCTTTACCTTGTCGAAGTAGCAACGAGGGAATATCTCGCGTGTAGCCTTGATGCCGTTCTCTACGTTCATTTCAATTAGTTCTGCCTTGTCAGGCACATCCCATCCCATGCCTTTAAGAATGCTATAAGCACTGGCAGCCTCTACACGTTCGTTATAGCCATCGTGAGGGATAAACATCTTGCCCCAGTTGTAACGCTTCTCTTTAAGCTCCTGCGAGTAGTCTGTGAGCTTTCTGTGTGTGTCCTCGATGTAGTCAATGACGCGAATCTCTGATACGTTCTTCTGTACCAGAATGATTGACATTGCATCATTCCAGCCTAAGTCCACCACAACATGAACCTTGAGTTTAGGGTCGTATGGCAAGTTAAGAATCTGTCCGTTATTGGTGACCGATTCCATCTCGTCATAGTAGATAGCGCCTTCTGCTGCTGGGCGGCATTTACCTTCCCAGATGTTGGCGTAATCTTTAGGATATTTGTTCTTACACTCTAAACGCTCTTGTTCCAGTACTTGCGGAAACCAAGGATTGTCTATGTAGTTCATCAGCACCGAAATACACTCTTGCGGTGGATTGATGGTAAAGCGTTGGTGTGTTTCGTCTGTCTCAAGATCAGGATTGTAAGTAATCCATATCTCTGAATCTTCTTTACGAATAGTCGGGATTAGAATATCCCATGAGCGTTTACTGATGCTTTGTGCTTCTTCGCACCATACATAGTCCACGCCTTCAAAAGACTTTAAGCTGTCTGATGTTTCGTTACTCAAGCCAGCAAAATAAATCTCTGTGCCGTTCTTGCCGCGAATCTCTGTGTTAAACACTTCATACAGTGCAGATAAGCCTAATGACTTGATCTGATCTGATAACAACTGATGCACTGATTGCTGTATAGATTTTTGTATCTCACGCGTACAAAGTATGCGTACTCTTCTCTGTGCGCCAATAACTAATAATGCTCTGGCAAATCCCCATGACTTACCTGAACCGCGACCACCTCTCGCAACCTTGTAGCGTTTAGGCTGAAACAGAAACGAGAGTTTGTCAGGGAACTTTGCATTAACTATCATCTGACTTTACAAATTCAACTACCATCTTGGTAATGAATGAGCCATCATCGCCTGAGCCTTCAACGCGCTGAACTGCTTTACCTTCTAATCTGTCACCTATTTCCCTGATAGCAGCTACATCACCCTCTTTAGCTTTTAGGAATAATGCCTGTGCAGCATCAGCCAAGTCTTTTGGGTTTTGTGTAATGTGCTTGCGTAAAGCCTCTGACCAATAAAGGTTCTTTTTATTGTTGTTATTACCTATAGGAGCGCCCATTTTGAGTCAACTCCTAATATTTTGATTTTTTTACATTTCATTGTGCGAGTTCCCTTTGGATTATTCGCTATAAGTTGTTACTTAATTAGCGCACTTCTTGCCTTTTTTTCCTGGCATTGGTTTATCTGATTTCTTAGCTGGTTTTCCGAACATCTTTACTCTCCTCGTTAAATCCATCTTCATCCTCTAGCAATACGTTAAAGTGATCTGCTAAAGGTACATAACCTGTTTTCTTACCAAAGATGCGATTCCAGTTCTCTTCGGCTTCTTTGTCGTCTATCTGTGTTGGCCTTCTGCCGCTTCCTTTGCCGCTCATGCTTTGCTATCCTTGTTAGTTCCGTAAAGAGGTGCGATTGCCTTGAAGTATTCAGCCCACCATTGGTGTGTTTGTGTACCTTGCTGGTAACCTTTGAAGCATGGTGTAGCTATGGTGTAATGAATAAGCTTTGCATCTGCGTTCTCGTCATACTCTTTATCTAGCCAGTTCCATTCAATAGGCAGCTCGCCTATCTCGTCATCTGATAGCCATGTAAACCTATGCAGCATTGCGCCTGTTGCGTTCTCAATGTATTTAGGTGTAAGCGCTTTGTTTGAGTGATGTCCGCAGTTAAACAAAATAACGCTTGACCAGTTCTTGCGCGGATAGTCTTGGTTTACGTTGTCCAGATACTTAACTGGATGGCGCGTCTTGTAATCATGCTTAACTACCATTACCGCTTTTGATTCATCACGCAGCGCCCATAGCTTTGCAATGTCATCCTGCACAATCATGTCGCCATCAACAAAAATAGCCCATCCGTTATATTTCTGTAAGAACGGAACTAGAAAACGTGAATATATAAATGCATTAGAACCATCTGTGTGAAACTCGCTATACATTGAACTGATAGCGTTTAATGCTAATGGCGTAAAACTAACTGGCTGTGATGATCTACTTAGTATTGATTGAGCACAGACGTGATAAGCCACAGCTTCGCGTTCATCGAAGCCGATATAGACGTTTATCATATAAGTCCAGAAATGAAAAAAGCCCACCGAAGTGAGCTTGTATTGTTTATGTGCCTCTCGCCATGTAAGCGGCACAGACTTACTGTGATTAGCTTAATTGATCGGACTAAGCTGTAATGGCTATCAGCGTTTATAGCGCGTACGCTGGCTGAATAAGAAAGACACAGCGTACAAATTGCAGAGGCTGTGTGCGTTTTAAGTAGCCCTGACTTGCCTCAGTATTAGCAGTTCATTGGTCAAGGCTGTAAGAAGTGCTGGTTACGCTGTCCAGCATAATCACACGTTATGAATATCGCTGTGTCACCCCATGCGGGCTATCGTCATAGCTATTTCTTAATGGGCAGGCTTCACAATCAAGTTTTTACTCTCTGCCGAAGCTAGACAGCCCCACCGTATTATTCCCCGTGGTCGAGAGTGCAAATACAGCGCGGTTTTTAATGTGACCGCAAACACACGGCTCTAAGGCCGCTGACCTCTTAGCGAGGATTCTATAGACGTAAAAAAAGCCCACATCGTTAAATGTGAGCTTCATAATCTCTGGGCGCAACTCCGCCCCACTTGCTAAATTACTCGCATATCTTGCGATTGTCAACATATTTTAATCAATATATTGTGATTTACTGTTAATTATTGTAAACCACGCTTATTAACCAGTTTCAATATACTTTCGATGGCTTCCTCATAGTCTAAATCCTGCGTAGGGTAATGATGAAATGTTTTAAGCCATATGTGATTTATAGCTGTACGCTGTGGCTGGCTAATGCTGTCAATGATGCTATCCATAGCTTGAGCGCATTGCGTGTCTACCTCGTCGCACATAATATCAAACTCATCGTCACCACTTGCGCCACCTGT